GACCTGCACCGGGATTTCACGGGGGTCGCTCTTGCGTGCTCTGATCTGATCTCTCATCATGCATGCAACTCTAACACGTTTCATGCAGATTGTCAATATGGAATATATGTTACCATGCAGTAGGTTACCCGGTGGTAGGTTACCGGTGGGTAGATCCTGACGACATGTGTCGTCAGCGTCATACTGTGAGCCAATGGCCAGGCTGCGAGCCGATCTCAACGACTATCGCGTCCACCGCTTGCTCGAGTGGCTGTGCCTCCCGCCCGCCGAGCGTGAGCCCCCCACCCAGATCGGATTGGCCAACGAGCTCGGTATCCATCCGACCACGCTGACCGACTGGAAGGCGGACAAGCATTTCCAGGAGGCTTGGGAACAGCGCTACCGCAAGGTCGTCGGTAGCCCGGAGCGGGCCCAGCAGGTGATCAACGCCCTGCACGAGACGGCCACCGATCGCACCGATCCCCGTCAGGTGCCTGCGGCGCGGGCTTATCTCGAGGCGATCGACGCGATCAAACCGAAGCGGGTCGACGTGACCGTCTCCCGCAGCACCAAGGATCTCAGTGACGAGGAGTTGATGACCCTGCTCGCCGAGCGGGCGGCGAGCGAGCTGGAAGCACGCCAGGATGCCTGACATCTCCACCGGCTACGAACCGGCGGCACGCGCCGCCGAGCGTCGGGCCCTGTTCGACCTCCGCAGGCTCGCCCTCGCTGGCGGGGGCACGGTTGGTCCACCGGGCCCTGCTGGCCCGACCGGTCCGCAGGGCCCCTCGGTGGCCGATGGTGACAAAGGTGAGATCACCGTTTCCGGCAGCGGGGCGACGTGGACGATCGACCCTGCCGTGGTGACCAACGCCAAGCTGGCCGGGATGGCCGGATTGACCATCAAGGGCAATCCCAGTGGTGGCGCTTCGATCCCGATCGACATGACCGTCACCCAGACCAAGACGTTGCTGGCGTTGACCAAGTCCGATGTCGGGTTGGGCAACGTCGACAACACCAGCGACGTCAACAAGCCGGTGTCCACCGCCCAGGCCGCGGCCAATGCGCTCAAGGTCGACAAGACGACGACGCTGACCACAACCGCTCCGCTGACCGGTGGCGGCGATCTCTCGGCCAACCGCACCTTGGCGGTCAACACCTTCGGTACCGCGGCGGCAGGCGTCGTCCCGGCTTCCGGTGGTGGAACGGTGAACTTCCTGCGGGCAGATGGGACGTGGGTTGCCCCGGCCACTCCAGGCAACGTCACCGATGGCGACAAGGGAGAGATCACCGTCACCAGCGGTGTGTGGACGATCGACAACGACGTGGTGACCAACCCCAAGTTGGCGAACATGCCAGCGCTGACGATCAAGGGCAACAACAGCGCCGGTGCTGCCGATCCGTTCGACCTGACACCTCTCCAGGTGAGCGCCATGTTGACCGGCTACGTGCCGAAGATCTTCGTGGTGACGACCGTCGGTGGGTCTACCTCCTACGTTGTCAACCACGCCTTCAACACCCGCAACGTGCTGGTCAACGTCTACCGCACGGCGGCCCCGTACGACACGATCGAATGTGACGTGGAACGCACCGATGTCAACAACGTCACCTTGCGGTTCAGCACCGCTCCGATCGCCAACGAGTACATCTGCGTGGTGATGGGATGAGCCGCAAGTTCCTTGTCCCGATCGTCCTGCCTGCCGATCCGGCGGTGGCGATGGAGGCGGCGACCAAGCAGTACGTCGACCTGAAAGCCAATAAGGCGATCACGATCGCCACCACGGCCCCGCTGACTGGTGGCGGTGACCTCTCGGCCAACCGCACGTTGGCGGTCAACACCTTCGGCTCCGCCCAGGCCGGTGTCGTTCCGCAGTCTGGTGGGGGGACGACGGCGTTCTTGCGGGCCGATGGCACCTGGGCAGTCCCACCGGGCACCGGCGGTGCTCCCCCTCCGGCCTACGTCGGTCCGGTCTCCGACAGCCCGACGTGGGCCAGGTTCGGCAACACCGCCGTTGGCAGCAACGGCAGCGGTGGTACCGGCGATTCCGGCTTCCGCATGGGGCCGAGTGGCGATATGCAGATCGCGATCGGCGCTGGGATGACGATGGCCTTCTACTCGACCACCAACCCGTGGACACTGCTGGCCACCCTCACGGCTGGTGAGTTTCGTCTCTCATCCTCCGCCGCTGTGTATCCGAACGGGCTGAAGATCGATGAGTCGTTCCACGCCACCTCGCGGAGGGCGACGCTCTGGCTCGGCTCCGGCTGGCAGATCATGCAGGATGTCACCGCCAACGGCACCAAGGACTTCACCATCTACCAGATGGCCAACGGCCGTGGCCCGATCAAGATCAGTGCCGATGCGACGGTCCTCTACCTCGGCGCCGGTCTCATGGACCTGTACTTCAACGGCAACACGTCGAGCACCGGCCCACGGATCTCCAGCGACGGTTCGTACATGAATCTCCACGCTGCAGGCAACACCTACATCGACGCCGATGTCATCCACTTCCGCAACGGCGTCTACACCGAGGCCGCTTATATCGACGGCAACGGGCTGCGACTCACTGGTCAGCGATCGATCTACTGGCCTGACTACGGCGGTGGTTGGTACATGATCGACGCCACCTGGATGCGGACCTACAACGAGAAGAGCATCTGGGCCGGTGCCGGGCAGATCATGTCGACCGGCGGTCACTGCTCGGGGGACTCGTCCCTGCCTGACGGGCGTGCTGGGTTCCGTGGGGTCAACAAGATCGTCATTGTGGAGTACAACGCTGCCGGTGGCGGGCCGAAGGACTGGGGGTCGATGCAGTACCGCGGCGTCTCTAACGTCGGAGGTGCCGACGGGGTCGCCGGGATCAGCCTCAACGCGGCCAATGCGGGGGTGGCGCCGATCCTGTGGTGCTATGGAGGGGCTGGCGAGTGCCTCAGCGTCAATAACAACCAGGGTTCTGGCGCTGCGGGGATCTACGCCGCCTGGTTCACGGTCGGCTCGACACTGCGGATCAAGCGGGACGTGGTGCCGTTCTCTGACGAGGGCGTGCTGGACAAGGCCCGCCGGGTGCGCGGCATCCGCTTCCGCTTCAACACCCGTCCGCAGACCTTGCGCAAGAATGCCGCCTACTACGAGCGCATCGCCCACGAGGGCGAGCCGCTGGAGGCCCAGTCCTACGAGCAGGAGAGCTTCGATCACGACTGTGCCATCGACAACTGCGTGGGCACCGCCGAGGATCCGTGCTGCATCACGCTGAACGACAAGCACAGCTACGGCTTCGCCGCCGAGGAGCTGATCGAGGTGCTTCCTGAGGTGGTCAAGCTCGATGTCGAACGTAAGCCTTACGGTGTCGATATCGGCCAGCTCGCGGCTCTGGCCCTGGCTGCGGTCGGAGCGCTGACGAGGCGAGTGGATGAACTGGAGAGGAGAGTGGCATGAGCATGTCCTCGATCGCCCGAGCGGCGGCTGATGTGCAGTTGCAGAATCGGATCAACTCGGCCATCTGGCGGGAGATCGTCTACAACGAGACGGCTGCCGATTCGTGGTTCGGCCAGCGGGTCAAGTCGGGCTTCTTCGCCTTCACCGAGCTGTACTGGCAGGTGGCGGTGGACACCGAGGCCCCCTACGAGTCGGCGCTGCTCGCCGGTCGGGGTGCCCCGGGCTTCGATGCCGACATCATCACCGATGCCGCCCTGTCGGCCTCGGTGGTCGCCCACTGGCCGCCGGAACCGGCGGTGATCGTGCCATGAACTCATCCTCGAACGGCACCGCCACTGGTGGCCAGATCCCGCTCGAAGCCGTCGTCACGGTGATGCAGCGCGAGTTCCCCACCGAGTTCCGTGTCTGTCTGCAGCAGGCGTACATCGAACAGCTCGAAGAGAAGTTGCGCGAGCAGGCCGAGGTTCAGTGAGCAACGCCGAGTTCTCGCTCGACGATCTGCTCTCCGAGCGCGAATGGCGCAAGTGTGCGCCGCGGACCACCAATCCCGAAGCGTTGCTGGCGGCGTTCGACTACTTCTGTCGGACCTACTGCTACATCAAGCATCCCGACCGCGGGCGGATCCGCTTCGAGATGTACGACAGCCAGCGCGAGTCGGTCGAGCTGTGGATCAACAACCGCTACAGCCTGATGCTCAAGGCCCGCCAGTTGGGGTTCTCCACCCTCGTCTCGGTCTACGCCTTCTGGTTGACCTTCTTCTATCCCGACCGGGTGGTGATCATGCTCAGCCGCACCGAGCGTGACGCGATCAAGCTGCTGCAGAAGGCGAAGTACTGCTACCGATTCCTGCCGGAGTGGATGCGCTTCCGCGGCCCACCGACGAACATGACCCTGACCAAGATCGAGTACGCCAACGAGTCGTACATCGAGTCGTTGCCTTCGGCCTCCGACCCGGCCCGCGGTGAGTCGGTTCACCTGGTGATCATCGACGAGCTGGCCTACCTGCCGAACTCCGACGAAGCGTGGGCCTCGATCGAGCCGATCGCCGACATCGGCGGGCGGGTCATCGCTTTGTCCACCGCCCAGGGCGAGGGCAACTTGTTCCACACCTTGTGGGTCGGGGCGACGGCCGGGACCAACCGGTTCCGCTGCATGTTCCATCCGTGGTGGGCGAACGGGCGCGATCAGGCGTGGTACGACAAGAAGAAGGAGGATCTCCCTGAGTGGCAACTGGCTCAGGAGTACCCGGACAACCCGGAGGAGGCGTTCCTCAAGTCCGGTCGTCCGGTGTTCTCCGTGGAGATGCTCCGCAGCCTGGAGCTTCATGATCCGATTGCTCGTGGCCATCTGGAGCGCTATCGCGGCTGGGCCTTCGTCGAGGAGCTCGGCGGCAACCTGTCGATCTGGAAATGGCCGGACGATTCCGGGCGCTACTGCATCGGCGCCGATCCGGCCCAGGGCTACGAGCACGGCGACTTCTCCTCGGCGCACGTCGTCAACGCCCGCAACTGCGAGGTCGTCGCCACCTGGCACGGGCGGATCGACCCGGATCTGTACGGATCGGAGATCCTCGCCCCGCTGGGATGGTGGTACGGCAGCGCGCTGATCGGCGTCGAGTCGAACAACCACGGGCTGACCACATTGAAGGCGCTGCATCGGCTCAAGTACCACCCGATCTACATGCAGCGCTCGCCGCGCTACAAGCGCTCGGTGCCCACCGACATCCTCGGCTGGCGGACCACGCAGATCACCAAGCCGTTGGCCGTCGACGAGCTCAACCAGGCGTTGCGGGAGAAGTCCTGCGTCCTCTGGGACGCTGCGACGGTGGCCGAGCTGCGCTCCTTCGTGCGCGACGATGCCGGGAAGATGAAGGGCTCGCCGTTCGACGACCGGACGATCTCGCTGTCGATCGCCTGGCAGATGACCAAGTACGTCTGGCTGCAGCAGTACGAGCCACAGCGTGAGCCGGGGCCGGGGACGATGGGCTGGATGGAGAAGCAGTTGTACGGCGATGATGTCTTGGCCAAGATCAGCAGGAAGCGGCGTCCAGGGGAATCGAAGCCGATGGGCTGGCAATGGACGCGTGATCCGATCACCCAGAAAGGACGGGTCTGATGACGAGGCTCGATACACAAAAGCTGACCAGTCGGCTGCATGCCCGGCCGAATGCCCGCAAGATGGTTCGCGGCTACGACGTCCTCCCACACACCGTGTGGGGGGAGCAGGCCCCGGCCGGTCGTGTCGCTCCGGCGGCACCGGGCACCGTCTACCCGGCAGAGCCGACGATCACCGCTTCTGATGCGCCGAACGCCGCCAAGCTGACCGGGCTCGGCTACGTCGCCGTGCCACAGACGGCGTGGACCACCGGACAGAAGATCACGGTGGGGACCTTCGACTTCAACTGGAGCGGTTCGGCCTGGGCGGCGGGCGCGCACGCATGATCTGCCAG